TGTTGTTGCGTTCATTGCTCATTAGAGTTTATCTGTGTTTCTCTCAATCCATTCACGGATGTTCTGAGTTATTTTTTGCTTTGTCTGTAGTTGCCAAACTTCGTTGACAATCTGCCATTGTTATAAAAATTATTAATAAAATAATCCTGCTCCTGAGTTATAAAGTGTTGCTGCGTCAGCTTGTGAAAGTACTGTACCATTAAATAATGCTATTTCATCAACAAGTGCATTATTATTATAGCTTGTAACATTACGCTTATTTGTGTATATTGTAGTAGTTCCAAGTGTACCAGTATATGTCAAACTATTTGTAGCAACTGCAGCAACATTATTACCACCATCAATATAAATTTTCATGTTATTTGCATTTTTATCTCCATTATATGTACATAATACATGATGCCAATTTGTAGTATCAGGTATAACATTAGCAGCAGTAACAAAACATCTTCCACTATAATTGTTATAAAATAATGCAAAAAAAATAGTTTGTCCATTTAAATATATGTCAATCCAACCAGTTGTATTACTATCAAAATTACATAAAATTGGTACTACTGGATAACCAGTAACATCTTTAAACCAAAAACTTACACTATATTTTTGAGCATAAGTATAATTATATGCACCAGTATAACCACAATTATAACCACCATTATTTGTAAAACAATAACCTCTTTTACCACTTGCACTTCTTGCTCCAGCATTAGTTAATGTACCTGTAGAATTTCCTTTTAAATCTGCAACAGTAGTTCCACTGGTCTCTGAAAATGCCCAGTAATTAGTTAAATTATTCCAAATAGGATTTGGAGTAACACCTTGCGTCTGTGATAATATACCAATTCTCTGTATGTACATTTTAAGTTGCAGTTAAGTCACCAAATACTACCCAGACATTACTACCACGATAATAAGCAGTAGCAGCATCAAAGACAGTACTAAGTTTAAGATTACCACTTTTTGACTTTATACTTGCACCACTACCTGCTGCAAAAGTCCTTACTCCACCAACAGTACCATTTCCATAATTCACAATAGTTATTTGATAACCAGTTGTCAAACCAGTAGGCAGTGTAATAGTTGTAGCACCTGTGGCTGTAAATTCAATTATTTTTCCTATGTCAGTACTAAGTGCAGTATAAGTTGTTCCAGTCTTTGTAGCAATAACTGCAATAGTTGGTACTTTGGCATTCAATTGTGTTTGTACTGCTGATGTAACACCACTCAAATAAGGTATCTGAATTGTATCAACTAATGTTCCACTATTAATAGTAACATTAGTGCCACCTGAGAGTCCTTTTAATTGAATCTTATTTGCACTTACAGGTGTACCATGAAGTATTGAAGTACCGCCCATTGAAGTAGCACCAGTAACAGTATTTGCCTTTGGAAAATAAAGACTACTGTGACTGTGTTGTGCTTCAAAAGCACCAAGAGTTGTACCACTTAACCATGCAGGTTTACTTGTCACTGATGACCAACTTGGTGCTGTTTGTCCAGTTAAGTATTGACTGTGACTATGTGCACTTTCGAATGCACCAATAGTAGTTCCACTTAACCATGATGGTTTGGTAGTTATAACTGCCCATGTATGTGTATGACCAGTTCCACTCTTACTTGCCAAGTCTGAGACAAGATTTATTACTTGAGATTCAGTATGTGTATGACCAGTTTGACTATATTGTGCATGCGTGTGTCCTAATTGAAATGCACTTAATGTAGTTCCACTTAACCATGAAGGTTTTAAAGTTAAATTTGTCCAAGTAACTAATGTAATTCCTGTCAAATACTGTGAATGCACATGAGCACTTTCGAATGCTCCAATAGTTGTGCCAGATAACCATGAAGGTTTTGAGGTTATTTGTGCCCATGTATCATGTACATGAATTGGTGTATAAATTGTAATAGGATTTGTTCCTGCACCTACTGATTGTATAACAGTAGCACCACTTTGATGAAAAGTATAATAATTAACAACAGTTAATCCTGATGGTCCTTGTGGTCCTACAACAGTTAAACCCGAAGGTCCGATAGGTCCGGTTGCACCACTTTGTGCCAAAACAAAAATTTCATAAGTAGTTCCGGTTTGTGATTGATAAACTTGTGTGCCACCACTGCCAATAAATAATACTGTTGGTGTTAAACCCGAAGGTCCGACAACAGTTAAGCCTGACGGTCCTTGAGGTCCAACAACAGTATTTCCACTAATTCCTTGTGGACCTGTAGCACCACTTTGTGCCAATACAAAAATTTCATAAGTAGTTCCGGTTTGTGATTGATAAACTTGTGTGCCACCACTACCTAAAAATGTTAATGTTGGTGTTGCTCCCGAAGGTCCGACAACCGTATGTCCACTCGCACCTGTTTTACCACTTGGACTATAAATGTGAATAGTATAAGCATTGCCAATTTTATTAGTATTAACAACAGTACTACCACTGCCAGTAAATGTTAAAGTAGGTGTTGCACCCGAAGGTCCAATTACAGTTAAACCACTTGGTCCTTGTGGTCCTACAACAGTTAAACCTGATGGTCCTTGTGGTCCTACAACAGTTAAACCACTTGCGCCTGTAGCACCACTTGGTGCATAGATACTGATTTGATAAGTAGTTCCAGTTTTATTTGTAGTAACAATAGTACTACCACTTCCAAGAAATATAAGTGTTGGTGTTAAGCCTGAAGCACCAGTTGCTCCCGATGGTCCTGCAACAGCAGGAGTATAAACATTCCATGTTGTACCACTTGTATTTGTAACAACTGTAACACCACTGCCAATAAGTGTAGTACTAAGTCCAGATAATGCTGAAGATACTATCCATGTTGCACCACTAATGTTATTCACAGTAGTTGCACCACTACCAATTAAAGTAGTTTTGGTATAACCCGTATAAATTACAGGATTTTGTTCCGGTTTAACGACAACAATTAATTTGTCGGAGTTTAAATTAAGTGGCATCTTAGTTGGCTATATTTTGTACAAAGTTTATTTTACCTTTGAGAAATGCTCTCTTAGGTTGTACAACACTACTTATGTACATGTCGTAATTGTATTGACCTGCACGTATTGTATCCATTTCTGCTGATGTCTTGGCAAGAGTGAATACTCCACCAAGTCCAAGAGTTAATCCACTACCAGTTGCGAATACCATTAAGATTGTTCCGGCACTGTTCTTTACTACGAGAGTTCCACCCGTATAGCCACTAAAGTCAAAAAATTGTGTACCACCCGTAACATCTAAGTAGGTACATGTTATATTTGATAATAGAGTTCTGTCCTTACCGACAATCAAGTCATACTCACTGGCGGTGAAAAGGTCTAATTGTTTTTCCATAATAATTGTGTTTACTAATATAACACGCAAGGTCAGATTTTAATGTGGTATTATTATTGGCTGAATTTGATACGCACGTGCTCTTGAATAACTTCTTGAAGAATAACCAAGTGTCACATCATTCGTATCACCAATCTTAAAATCAGTGCTATCCAAATAAAGTGGTTTGTCATGTCCGACAACTAATGTCTGGTCATTTTCATCAACCAAGAATGCAATTGTTGGTGCAAGTTGTGCTAAACCATTCGATGTTACAGTGAATTCCTTGAGTTGATTAATCAAGAATAAAGTAAGACTTGGTATAATAAAACTAATGCTTTTGACATATACCTTGCCGTTTTGGTCAATACGTAGTTCTTCACCAAAAGTCAAATTGTCACCTAAGTTTGTGATTTTATTCACAACTATCTGTTGTCCACCAATTGTCACAATGTCGTTAATTGTGTCCCATGCTTCAACACGAATTATTGAGTCACTACTACCACTTATTGTCAAGTATTGAATCGGATGGACAATAGGATTGCCGTCAATCAAACGACTGCCAACCCATAAGGTCTGAATTTTACTGCAATCAAAGGTGCAGTTGTCGAGAATCTGTATTGCCATTATAGTATATTTAATTTCACATAAGCATAGTCAATTGCCGTTAACATTTTATTTACACTTGGATGTTGAAAAGTGATGTTGTATTGGTTTTCACTGAGTTGATAAGCCTTTACTTCTGCACCATTACGATAAAAACTTGTCCACCAATTTCCATTGTTATCTTGAAAAACTATAATATACCTTTGACTTAGTACATTTACTAATTGTTTCCATTTAGCATTGTCTGCATGTGGTATGCTTATATTGATGGTTTCTTGGTAAGTCAAGCCATTACTACCTTTCTGCAGAGATTGTCCATAAGTCATTACGGCTGTCTGTAAACGTATTTCATACCAAAAGTCCGAAAGATTATTATACCTTGCTATCTTGGTTGATGTGAATTGTTGTGTGTCGATGCCTGCGACATACCAATCATCACTTGTATTATCATAGTAATCATAAGATGTGCTTGCTGACCAGGGTGTCAGAAATAGCCTCTGAATGCCCTCTACGGTCCAAAGTTTCTCAGCACCAACTTGTGTTAATCCAAAAAGTAGTCTACAACCATCTTGATTCTGAATCATGCCATAATAATCATCCGGTTGTGCACTATATTGTATAGCAGTAATTCCAGATAATCCACTTTGCGTATTTACTATTTGATGTGCATTATTGAATAATATAAAATCCCAAATAGTATTTCCGGTATCACTATCATAAAACTGATAAACAATTCTACCTTTACCACTACCAAATCCACCACAAACAGCATTTTTGATTTTAGTATCAAACAATGAAAGTGTAGTATTTGTATCTGGTAAAGCAATCCAATCTATTATACAATCATCATTACCATAATGAGTATACCATTGTGGTTTGACTGTTGCAGTTATCTTATACCAACCTGCAGTTAAGCCAGTCCAATAGTAATCTGTTAATGTATAAAAAGTTCCAAAAGCATCTTCTAACGTGAAATTATAAAAAATTGTATAATCTTCTGCCATAGCAATAATACCATCAGAGTTTCCACAAGTTGCTCCGGTTATACTAAATTGTCCACCTGCTTCACAGAAAGGTGGTAAGAAAGCAACAGTAGTTGTTGCTTGTACTTGATTACTGCTAAGACTATAAATTCCGTAATTATTTAATACTGCAAACGTATAAAGTGTCTGCATTGAAAGTCCGGTCACACAAATAGTAGTATTGGTATTAGTAATAGTTTGATAAAGTTGCCATACTTCTGCTTCTTTTCTATACCATACACCTATATTGTCATTTACACTATGATTTTGCCATTGTAAACAAATTTGTTTATCTCCGACAGAAGTAATTATGAGATTATCTGGTGCTAAAAATGTTGTCGTAGGAAATCCAAAGATTATTGATGGATACTCAGTACCAATACGTACCAATCTACCTTCATAATTAGTGTTAAAACTAAGTCCGGTATAGGTATATGAAACGGCATTTTTTACAAGCAATGGTTTAGTTGTCCATGAAGTATCTCCACTTACACGAATTTCCGGACGAATTGCTGTACCATAAGGTGGGTCGTTAATGCTCCAAGTTACAGGTGCAGTTAAATAACTAACACCGACATTTATATTGAATGGTGTTGGGTCTTGTGTTGTAACATTTATGTCGGCAGAGTTTGCCATTTGACTGCTATTATATGCTGCAACAATATAAATGTAAGAAGAAATTGGTGTTAATCCAGTTATGTGATAAGTACTACTACCACTTGAAAGTGTAGCAATTATTGTATAACCAGTACCATTCCATTCTTTAATATAATTACCAGTCTGACCACTGACGTTATTATTTACCCAATTTATTGTTACTCCGGTACAAGTAATTACTGTTGAAATTCCCGTAGGTGCAATAAGTAAAGCATTAATATAAATGTTTGCTTCATTGCTATAAGGACTGTAAATGTATGTTGGTGCAAAACAATCAATTTCTTCACGAATTTTGTATCGGTATTCATGACCATAAGTGATTGTAGAATCAGTATAAGTATTTCCGGTTACTGTTGCTTTAAGATTATATGTTACAGAAGGTAAATCTCTACGATAAACTTGATGTTTATTATGAAATAAATTAGCATCAGTCCAAGACAAATCAACTGCACTTACATTCAATACTGCATTTAAAACTGGTGCGTTTGGCAAACTAACTGTTGATTGAAGATTTGTTACAGCACTATCTTCTGTCATATATTGATTAACGGCAACAACTTTATACCAATAAGTACTGCCATAAACTGGAGTTTGGTCATAAATAATCTGAGTTCCACCCGTTGAGCCAGTTGCAACTACTGTATATGTTCCACCACTGGTAGTACTTCTTTCAAGACGATAATAACCAACATTATGAAAGTTTGGTAAATCTATTGTTGCTTTTGCATATAATGTACAACCACTTAATATATTAATTATTGTAAATGTTGGAGTATCCATCAACCACGGATTGAATCCAGCAAGAGTATAAATTACACCTTTTCCACCTGCACCACCATAATATAATTGTCCGGGTATTGAAATTGTTACGTATTGTCCTGCACCACCACCACCTTGTCCACTATTTGTTAATCCACTTGCACCGTTGGCTGTATGACTAATACCAGTTCCACCCCTTGAATATAGTATTAATTGTCCACTATAATTTAATGTTATTCCACTTCCTGCATCAAAACTACCTGCAGTTAAATAACCACCACCACCACCACCATGTTCGAATGGATAACTTAATGAGCCATCACCACCATCATGTCCTTGTGGTCCATGTACTGCATTTCCACCAAAAGTTTCACCAATAGTAGTATAACTACCACCACCACCACCGTTTGCACCATTAAATCCATCTTCCCAAGGAAATCCATAAATGTCACCACTACATGCACCTGCTCCACCACCATAAGCAATTAATCCAAATACGCTTGATTGTCCACCACCTGCTCCTACTCCACCACCTGCATTAGGTGCTCCACCATTACCAACAACAACTGCGAATGTTCCACCAGTAGTAGAAAGATGTTTTATGCCCGAAAGCAATCCACCACCACCACCACCACCTGCATAAGCACCAGCAAAAGGTGGACTACCTTTAGCATTTCCACCACCTGCACCACCACCGACAATAAGATAATTTGTAAAGTTTTTTCCCGTTGGTATAACCAATGTTCCGCTTGATGTATAACCACTATAAATTACTTCACCTGCTAATGCCATTACAGTCTTTTGTTGACTATATGCAGTACTATAACTATTTGTTGCATAAGCACGTACAAAATAAATTTGAGGATAAGTAAGTCCAGTTATTGTTCCGGTAAATGCACCAAGTCCACTACCATTAGTTGTATGATTTCCACTGATTGTTGGATTTGCTATACTTCCCCAACATATACCTCTTGCACTAACTGCACCACTTCCAGATAATGTTACATTGGCAGTAATCAACATCAGTACATCGGTTGCATCCGTTATTGTTGTTATTGTAACTGTTGGTGGAGTTTTAGTTGTAAAAGTCACATCATTACCATAAGACATACTGCTTCCCATTGCGAAAGCACGTACATGGTATAATGTTGTTGGTAAAAGTCCGGTTATTGCACCAGTAAAACTTCCGGTCGTACCACTGACATTTACATGTGGGTCTGCAGTTGTTGGATTTGCACTTGTACTCCAACATAATCCTCTTGATGTTACAGCATGACAACCTGCAGAAGTTACATTACCAATACCAACTGCGTTAAATGCAGCTATTCCGGTTGGAGTTGTTGTAGTAAGACTTGGTGGAGTATTAACTGGAGTTACTGAAACATAGCCACTATAAAAATAACTACCACCATAAACATGTCCATAAGTACGCATGGTATATGTAGTACCATAACTTCCAGTAAAATTGTGATTAAAATAAGTATAGCCAACTGGTGGAGTTGTACCTTTTTGTGTTTTAACACCATTTATTTCAATTCCATAAGTATCAACAATTCCGGTATTATGATAAATTGTTCCTTGTGCATATACGTTTGTACAATTACTACCTTGGTTACCAATTGATGCTGTGAATGCCATACTCTATTCTTTTCTAATATAACACCCGACATCCTTACAAAGCAAAACCGCAAGATGATAGTTAAATCACCTTGCGGTTTAAAAGGAAAATTTATATGAAGAAAGAAAGAAGTCTTAAATCAGACCTTCTGTTGCCATGAAACCTGCTGTAACGAAACTGGCTTTGCCCTTGGCATTACCGGCAATTGTTACTGCGATTGCTCCATCATTTCCAGCAGCAGTTCCACTGGTTTCTGTCATAACGGTTGTACGAAGTCCAGCGCCTTTAATTCCAAGTGCTCTGAAGTCGCCTTCTGCTGTTTTTACGATTGCCACTAAATTGGCTAAACCGATTGTCTCAAGTGTTGCTAAAGTGCTTGCAGAAATTGCTGCTACACCAAAGTTTACTGTCTGTAAAAAATTTCTACGACTACCGTTGACTTGTAAGTCATCTTGGAAAGTCGCACTGTCGAGTGCTGGTACGATTTCAAAAAAAGTTCCACCAGTTGTCGTCCAAGTAATTCCGGTAAGTTCCCCACCTGAGTTATATGTTAAACCGCTAATTTCACTCTTGTTTGCAACCCAGAGTCTTTCAACGCCTGATGCACTATATGCGCAAACACCAGCCAAACCTGCTACTAATTCACATCCCATTTTGTTAATGTATTAATTGTGATAAAATTATTTTTAAAAAAACCATAGGAGTCCGAAGACTCCCACAGTTCAGTATTTTTTAAAGTGCCCAAATTGCTGCCTCTGCCGGATAGATGACTTTTACGTCGACACTACCTTGGATTTTCATACGTACTTTGTTATCAAGAGTGCTTTCTCTCATGTCTTTAATAACAAGTTGTGTGAAGTTATCTGCAGCACCAACACCAACTACGATGTTCTGTGGTTGTATTACTACCATTACGTTATCTGCAATCTGTGCGATTGTGTAGATTTCCAAACCTGCATAGGTCTGTGGCGGCATGTCAGCCGGAGTGTTAAGTCCGAGTTTCATTAATGCTTGTTTGTACATTAATGCTGATTTAGGATTCATGTAAAGTTTAAGTCCAGTTACATCTTCAAGTACGTTTGAAGGAAGTTTTGCAACCAATGCATCAACTGCAGCAACGATGTTACCTGCTGTTAAGCCAGTAGTTCCCGTTACTTTGTTGGTGATTTGTTTTGTCAAACCTGTGATTGTACAACCAGTGCTACCAGTGTAGTTCCAAAGTTTGTTTTCGAAATCCTTATGCATTGCATCAATCAAAACTTTCTGAAGTGCTGCTTGGAAGTCTGCACCTGGGTCTTGAGTATTCAAGTTTCCACTTGAAATACCATTCCAAAGTGCTTCGAGGTCTTTGTAGCAAAGTTCGATGTCGATGTGTAAGGTACAAGGAGCAAGTTTCACTTCGGTTGCTTTTAATGTTCCGTCTGCATTGAAGTCACAATTTTGTCCAACTTGTACTAAGCCACTGCCAGTAAGTTTTGCAACGTATGCGTATTTGATAATGTCTTCTACTATTCTAACGCCAGAATCAACTGTACGGTTTTTAGTAAATGCTTCGGTGATGTATGGTAAAGCAGGTTCACCAATATAACTCTGAGTTTCGTTCAAAGTTGTTGCGAAGTCTAATTTTTTTGCTTTCATGTGTTTATTTTTATTTAATTTTAATACTTAGTCTTACTAATATAACACTAAGCCAGTTATTTTTTTACCAACCCCTATTGTATTTGATTTTCTCAAAAGGAGTAAGTTTGTTAAATTCGTCTTGTGTCAAGGCTTTCTTCTCCGGTGCTAAAATTGGGTCTGAAATTGGTTCTTTCATTTTTGCTTCAAGTTCAGTAAGTCTTGCGAATGCTTTCTTTACTCTTGCTGAAAAACCACCATCCATACCACTATCTTGTGCTTGAGGAAGTAAGTCTTTTTGTGATGTCACACTTGCTTCTGTTATAGTGCCAGTGTCATCAACACAAACTTGGATAATATAATCTCCGGCAACCGGACACAATTCTTTAATGGTCTTATTAAGTCCATCAGTTGTTGCTGTTGTACCACTTGTACTACCACTTGCCAAAGGAATTTCGTCATCCATTTTTTTCTTTTTACAAGCCAATCTGTCTGCTTCATCAAGTTCTGCAAGTTGTGCATCACTTAATTCAGAAGAATTGTTTGCTTTAATCCAACCACAGATTTTCTCTGCACCACTTTGACTAATGCCTTTTGCCAATTGGTCACTTATACATTGACTCCAAGGATAGGCAGCCATGTTTGTGTCACCACTTGTAGTGCCACTTGGTATCATTGGCATTGTATTGTCTGTAACGCCTGAAGGAGCAGGTGCTGAAGGTTGTGCATCAACAATTGCTGTTGCACCACTAACTGCTGTAGTTCCACTTGTTGTTCCTGATGTGCTACCACTTGCTGGTACTTCTGGTGCTTTCTCTGCAGGTTGTGCAGGTAAAGGACGTACTTCTGCTAAGTTGGAAGATGCATCTACTACGATAATCCCTTTCTCAGTTGAAAATTCGCCCGTACCAACTGGTGTGGAAGTTTCGATGCCATTCTCGTTAGTAATTATTTTACTAACTGGTTCGCCTACCTTACCCCATTCGATGTCGAATGCCAATTCCGGTACAAGTGCACGTTGAAAATTTTCTACTTCTGTGAAAATCGCAAGTATTTTTTCTTTTAAACTTTTATTTACTTTTGTCATTTCTACTTTAATTTGTTTATTAATTATTTGATTAATTACCTCTTGGTTAAAATCCGTAAGTACTTTATCGAGATAACTTTCCACGGAAAATCCAATAGAATCAATTTCACTATTAATTATCGTTTCAAATACTTTTGGGTCTTTTATCTTGTAAGAAACATACCATGCACCCATGATGTTAGGATGTTCAATACCTTTTGCTTTTAAATCTGCCACTCTTTCTGGTGAATTAACAATATAATCTTCCAATAAATAAGCATTAACTGGCAGGTTTGAATTATGTTCAAGATTAACATTTTTACCTTGTTGTTCATCATGAAATTTATTCACTATTTGTTCAATTGTTTCTGCTGAAAAATACCCATTATATTCTTCTTGGGTTTCTGGGTCAATACGATAAACTAAAACATTCGGTATTAATGAAAGTCCAGCAATAATTTGTTTCTTAACATCACCTAAAGCAATATATTTTGGTTTGTGTTTTTCGAAGAATACTGCTTTACTACCAAAAGCCGGGTCACCTACAATTGAAATACATTTAACTCCTGATTCGACAGTTTCATCAATAAGAAACTCATAGACTGGCAATTTTAATTTCATAATTTGCTTATTTAAGTAATTTAATTATCTTTACGTCTTACTAATATAACACCTACAACATGAAAAAATTTAATAAAGAAGTTTGGGAGATAATTGAAAACTGTAATGAATACTATCAAGTATCTACAAAAGGTCGTGTTAAATCACCATATAAAATACTTACTCCATGTAACATGCTTGGGTATTTGTCAGTACATTTACGTAAATGCACTACTCAAAAAACACCGAAAATTCATCGTTTAGTTGCTATTGCATTTATTCCAAATCCTTTGAATCTTCCCGAAGTAAACCATTTAGACGGTAACAAGAAAAATAACAATGATTGGAATTTAGAATGGAGTTCCTCAAAAAATAATACTGACCATGCAATTAAAACAGGACTTCGTGACTCAATTGGTGAAGCCAATGGTCGTGCAGTATTAACTGAAACTCAAGTCAAAGAAATTCGTTTAAAACATATACCACGCATTTATGGTCAAGTTCGATTAGCCAAAGAATATGGTGTTTCACAAAGACAAATTGGACGTATCATACATAATCAACAATGGACTTAACTTCTTGAAAATCCAGCAAGTTGTTTAGTCATGCTGACTTCATTTTGAGCAGTCGTGATTTTCTGTACTTGTACAACTGGTGCAGGAAGTAATCTGTTAGCACTTGCTATACCTTGTATAAGCCTATCATAGTCAATAAAACTCTGACTACCTGTTGATGTTGCAGGTACAACTCCACCACTTGCCATACCACCACGTAAATCAACACCACTGGCTAACATTCTCATTGAGTCAGCATGATTATACACACGTGTGCCCGGAGATAGGTCTGCGAGTTCCAGACCTTCTTCTCCAACCATTGTTAAGCCACCCGGTGATACTCCACCTTTTGCCATCTTTGGCAGTGGTTTGGTTGCTTCTTCTGCAGGTGGTTCTGGAATCTTCTGAGCAATAATTGTTCCTACTGCTGCTGCTGATAATATACCAACGGCAACTGCTTTGAATACGTTAGGCAATGCTTTTACAACAGCCAATGCACCCGCAATAATTGCATCAATAATTGCTGCGGCTTTACGCCATTGTGCAGCCTTCTTTTCTGCTTTATTACGTGCTGCAACAGCATCTAATCTTTTCTGTTCTTCTGCATCGTATTGTTTTTGTGCTTCTACATGTGCAGCCTTTTCTTCGTTAATCTTAGCAAGAATTTCATCGTACCTTTCACCATTAGCATCCTCAAGCAATTTTTCATACTCTAAGAGTCTATCTTTACGGTCAGATTCTTGTTCCATAATGTCATCAAGTTGCTTCTGTGCACTGTCGATGTCTTTCTGCATTTTCTTGGCTCTGTTGTCTTGCAGTGTAGCCATGAGTTCAAAAGTCTGTCCAATTACTTGTCTACTGACATCAATTTCTTCTGCGTATTTCTTAGTGAAGTCTTGAAGTTTTTGTGTTAATGTAAGTTGGTTTTCCAATTCAACACCAATACGTTCTTGTGCTACACCTGTAGCATTGACATTCTCAGTAATTTGATAATCAATGTCATTTATCTTCTGAGAAGTTTCTGCTTGCTGTTGCAAACCAGTATTAATGTCTGCATTAGTATTGTTATATTCATCAGTCAAACCATTTAAGTCTGATTGAAGTTTATTAATTTCTTCGAGTTTAGCATAACGTTCTTCTTCGTTTGCACCGGATTTTTTCAATACTTCTTCTTCTTCTTTGAGTTTTTTAAGTCTGTCATTAATTGGTGCAAATTGCTGTGCAAGAATTGCTTTCATTTTGATGTTTGCTTCAAGAAGGTCATCAGTAACAATTCGTTGTTTAACTAACGACAGTCGTTGTTCTTCTAAAGTCTGCTTGGTTATGCTTGCATTTACTTTGACCATTATTAATTCTTGGGTTGCTCTATCAAGAGTTTCCTTGCCAATCCTACTACGGTCTTCATAATTTTTAGTAAGTCCTGCTTGTGTTTCCAAATCTTTACGTGTGCTCAAATATAAACCATCTAAAGCCTTACCGAAATCTTCAACTGAATTTACAGTAACTTTAATTGCTGCACCAGTCTTATCGAAAGTATCAATCTGTAATTTACCAAAGTCTTTGTAGGTGTTAATATAACGGCTAATCATCAAAAACATTTCCTTTGTTACCTTTTGTTCGGAAGGTAATAAGTTTGATGTACGGTCTTCAATAATTTTATTACGTCTGATGTCGAAATTAACTATGTCATCTTGGACTTTTTTACCTTCTTCAAGTCCTTTATTTACTAATTCAGTTAATCTAACACGTTTCTCATACACATAGTTTTGCTGTTGTGCAGCATCAAGAATCTCTTGAATAAGTTTATTGGATTCTTGTATACTCTGATTGTATTCTCCGGCAACTTTTGCTCTTGCATTATCAACACTAATTGCTTGAATGTCTATAGCCAATTGCTTTTTGCGAGTATCTTCTTGTGCAATTAATACTTCTTTTTGTGCTGCGAGTATCTTTAATTTTTTCTCATTTTCAGCACGTGCAGACATGTCATAAGTCGTAGTTGCTTTGATAATTTTTATCTGTTCATTTAAATTCTGAAGATTTGCTTCAAAAGTTTTCTGTTCTTTGTAACGTTCCTTGTTAACTCGTATTAAACGTATTTCAGTTTCTTCCAAAGCATTATTAAGTTTATCCATAGCAACAGCAGTATGTTGGTCATTATCTGCCTGGACTTTTTTGATTGCAGCAATCTTGGCTTCATAATCCAATTGCTTTTCTTTTTCTTCACTTGCATTTATTTGAATTTGAAGTGCTGCTTGCTCACTATCTTTGGCTGCAAGAAGGTCTGCTTTGAGTTTTGTCGTATAATCTCTTTGTGCAATTATACGTTGATTAGCAAGAGTCAATTCTTCTTCTGCGAGTTTTGCTGTTTCTGCTTTTAAAGCAAAAGTATCTTTAGCATCAGTTTTAGTCATCTTAGCAAGTTCCAAACCTTTTTGCTGTGTTGCAACTAATGCTTCTTGTGACTTAACTGTTTCTTCACTGAGTTTATATTGGTCATCAGCAATTTTTGCTGCTTGTTTGTACTTTCCGGTTATCTTATCAAAATTAGCAATTAATAATCCAACCCCAACTACCAATGCACCAATACCTGTTGAAATTAATGCTGTCTTCATGCCTAAAGAAGCAGTCTTAACACTACGTACAAGTGTACCAAAACCTTGTCCGACATTCTTCAATCCTTTTAAATTTTGTGCACTAAAAGTTTCTGTTATCTGATTTAAACCACCCATGATAGCAAGGAAGTTTGTTGCCTTTGCTGCGATTTCATCGAATGCTTTATTACCACTAATAAGAGTAAGAGAGTTTGAAACAGCACCAAACGCACCTACCATACCAGTACCAAGTTTGGCAACACTACGTAGTTGTTCTGCACCACTGACTTTTTCAACAACTTTCTGCATGTTTTGTGCAGCAGTAGTTGCATTGGCAAATTGTGTTTTTAATGTTCCAAGTTGCTGATTGGCTTTCATCCATTCTTGTGTGCCAACCTTCAACTTCTGCATTGATGTCTCTAATGACTTAATTTCATCGTTTAATTCAACTAATGATTTGTCATCAACATCAATAATAATGGTGGCTTGTTTTGTTGCCATGTTATAGTTTCTTTATTAATTTAATTGTACAAGTCTTCATTATTGGGTCGTATCCTTCAATGCTGACTATGTTATAGATTTCCGAATTATACATTATTGGTCTTTCAATCTGCATTTCCTGCCAATCGTAGGCATTCATACGCATAGTTGCTGTTAACATTTCTGAGTACTTATACCTATCGTATTTCAACTTATGAAACTTGGTCCATAGTGTCTCATGAAAATAACCACTGTCATCAAATACAAGTGAAAAATCAGTCGTAATGCTATTGGCTATATTATTTGATTGTCCCATCAATTGCCATAATGCCTGCAAGTATGTTGCAATAGTTGTTCTACGGTCTTCAACATTGCTTTGAAAAAATGATGTTCCCGTAATATAATTTGGATGTACCTGTGCCAACCATTGGTCTACATTCACTCTGTAGTTAAATAATTGCATTGGACTAACAACCGGAATGATTACCTTATTCAATGTTGTCCCGGTTGCCGTAAACATGTTATAATACATATAACGACTAAGATTGCCTTTGCCAGTCTTCTGTTCCCATTGACCAATTGGTCTGCCGTAATAAAACATCATTGAGCCTTTACCCGCAAACTTAATCGTATCTTCCGTATTGAATAAGTAAGTATCACCCGTAGCCTTATTAAACTTCTTTGAGTCATTATCAGTTGGACTTTGCTTGGTCAAACATGGCAGATACATTGTAGAGAAATGCTCGTAAGTCCAAGGACCATCCTGCGTAACGTCATTGTAAATAAATTGTCTGCATATATTTGGCTCTGAAAATCCAATGTCAATCTTATCATCAGTGCCAATCTTATTCATGAAAGAATTGTAATTAGCCTTTGATGCTTTTGTCCAAACTTGAGTTGTTGCATTATTATTCTGACCGACCATGACGTAATTATCACCCATGATGTTTTGATTGTTGGCTTTCTCAAACTTAATACTGGGATTATTCTTCAAATTATAACTAAACTCCATAGTCTTTTTGTCAATCTTCTGCGTAATGTCGTATGGGTCGTAGTTGTCACCGAAGAGTACATTATAAGTTTCAAAAGTACAAATCTTATTTGCTACATCAACTTTTATGTATAAGTTAAACATGTTGCAGACATTCTTCAAGAAATCACCTTGATTATCTTCTGGTAAAAACTTAGCAATTTGCAAGTTAACATCAGTACTGCCACTGATTTGTTCGGTAGCCTGGTCATAGATGTCTTCGTCACCTGCATAGGTATAGATAATTCGTTTCAAGTCTTTGTTATTAAAGAATTGTCCACCAAGTTGCCAACCTGCATCACTGAGTATTTGTTTGACAATTGACACGAGATAAATTGCAGGTGGCACTTGATGAATATAAATTCGTTGATAATAACTATGTCCGGTTGTTGAAATGCCTGTATAACTTGTATTGTTAGTTAAGTTTGAATTGATTAGTATGTAGAAGTTTTGTGGAGCACTGTCAACTCTCATAGGATAACTCACTGGTCTGCGAGTTTCATTTTCCCACATAGTTTGTCCTGAGACTCCACCGTAAAGATTTGCTTCAGTGTAAAAAGTACTGTATTTACATAATGGAAATTGATAAAAGGTCTGGTCTGATGTACCTGTTAAACCATAAATTGCCATGTGTTGTACAATACTGTCTTCATAACTCCAACCAGTAATAACCGGAAACTTTAAATTACGTAAAGTCTTATCACTACCATCAGCATTAGGTTTATTCAATTCATCAATCAACTCCTTAAATTTACTATAGAATTTGCACTTGTAACCCGTAGGTGTAAGCAATTCCAAGTTGATTAAACCGTCAAGTAATTGCTGATTATTCAAATAAACTTGGCAAGGTATGCTTTGGTTAATTGGAAAGTAGTTCTTACTGCCAAGACTTTCCGGTGCACCAAACACCAAACTGTTCTGCTTAATGTATGGCAATTCAAAATCATAACTAAAGTCTTGAAAACGATTTCCGGGGTCTTGAAAATCGTCAACAATTCTCGATAGTTGTATACCAAGGTCTGCAGCACTTTTATATGCCAAGTCACCAAGACTGGTAATGATTCTTATATTTGAAGTTTCCACAGGCTGCTATTGTTTATTAAATAAATTCATTTATCTTTGTTTTTTAATTTTATTGACATGAAAGAAATTTGGCGTGATGTTTTCGATTTTGAAGGATTGTATCAAGTATCCAACTATGGTCGTGTAAAATCACTTGCAAGATTTGTTAATCATTGGCGTGGTAAACGTTTTGTTAAAGAAAGAATACTTAAACCAATTGATGATGGTAATGGATACTTTATTGTTAGATTATGTAAAAATAATAAAGGTCATAATAAATTCATTCACCAATTAGTTGCAATTGCCTTCATTGAAAATCCAGAAAATAAATCACAAGTGAATCATGTCTGGGGCGACAAAAAAGACAATCGAGTTTCTTCATTAGAATGGTCAACCAGTGTTGAAAATAATGAACATGCTTATCGTACAGGATTAATTAATAATACTGGTGAAAATAACGGTCAAGCCAAACTTACTGAATCTCAAGTCAAAAAAATCAAAGAACTTCGTGGCATTTTAACTCAAAAGGAAATCGCCAAAACCTTTAATTTATCTCAAGGACACATTTCAAACATTCAAAATAATAAGAAATGGTAACTTTATACACTAACAGAATTTTCAAAAATGGTTTCAATAACTGTCACTTGTAAAGTATACTCATTAACGTTTGTGCTTTTATTTGCTTGAAAACTATCTACCATTAAGAAATTTTGATGTGTAGTATTATAATTATAAATCCTATTACTCTGTAACATTTCCTGCAACCATTGATAAGTATCACTATCAATTGTGCCAGAGTTCAGTGTCCATTTTTTCGTATATTGTGTATTATAAACACTATTACTTATGAAGCCAACTGGTGAAGCACCAGATTTACCAATTTCTCTTGGCACTTGGTAATACTCTCTGGTTACATTTTCGTCTTGTATAACCTCACCAACAAAGTCAAAGACATCCCATGTACCAAAACGATTGAGGAAACATGTGCCAAATCTTGTTGGTGCTTCGTCAATTTCATATAAGAATGTCTTAATCTCAGTAAGAGGATAACTACCATTGGCATCAGTTTGCCATACAGCAAAGTCAACTCTGCGGACTTTAGTATTACCACTATTTTCATAAGTAGCAAGTCCAAGTGCATCATAACCCACAGCAAGCATAGTCATACCACCAAAGTTAGTAGTAGTTCCACTTGCAATGTTGAAGAAAGTCACACCTGTAGTAACTTGTCCATTATAAAAATATATGTTTCCACGACAATCAAGTGTACGTCCACTACTGGCATAAAAACTCTGCAGGATAAATGACAGGTATTGCTTTGAGTCTCTTTGCACGTACAATGTCTGTGGAGAGTGTGTAAGCCACGTAACACCACTTCTGGGATAACTACCATTAGTTGGTGTTAATCCTGTTAATAACGTACCTAAGTATGGACTCATGTCATTATTATCTTCAAAATCTAAACTTGCATTACATGCAGTTAAGTATCCTGTTTTGCCTTTATAACGTTTCTTCTTTGTTTGACTATTGGCAATTAATGGAAATAACTCACCATACTTCAAGAAATAAGCACAGTCATAATCTGGAATGTTTGTAAATCCTGTACTTTGGAAGTTAGGTGGAGTACTTTGCACGTAATTCTTTAATAATGGTTCGACTTGAAATTTATGTACGTTATCTTTCTGAAAAGGTATTTGTAATTCGCCAATCCTTATGAAATTCTGTGCAACAGGTGTACCACCAAATTCCAATGTTGGGTCAATATAAACTTCTGTATAAAGACTGTAGTCTCCAGTGAGTTGACCGTCAAAGGCTGAAACTCCATACTGGTCAGTGATTAAAGCAATACTAATTTGTGAGATTTTTACTTGTGCTGTTGTTAAGTTTAAGTTTGGTGTATTTTCTCTTGCAACCAAGATAACATAATCACCATCATTAGTTATGTAATATAATCTCCTGAGTACTACATCTTGTTGAATACATTCTGCTATTGAAGTAGCAATTTCATCAGCATAGTTGTAGCCGACATTTACACCGTTCTGGTCAGTTAAGCCACTTGCAAGGAAATAAGTATTCTTATCCGGATAACCTTTGGCTGTAAATGTTGCTGAATATACTTGTGGATAATTGATGTTAAAAGTAATTGTTGTATCATTTAATACATTTCCAACAACATGAATTCTTGCTTTAGCAGGTTGTGGATTTGGATTATTTATTGCTGTTTCCAATTGAAAAATTATTGGATTATTAGCACATGTAAGTTGTGCCGGACTTCCGGTTATGAAATTATTTGTGAAGAATTGTCCGTCTGGCATAACCAAATCTTCTTCTTGTGCGAAGCAAAATCCTTCATAGGCAATAACACTGTAATAACCCGCAGTAAGTCCCGTAAATGTATATGGTGTATTTCCGGTATATGTAGGTACACCATTTATTTTCCAAATTAATGTCGTACCCGTATTACCAGTAACACTAAATAAAATTGTGCCATCATTAGCACCCCTAACACTTGGTGCTGTAATAAGTGTTGATAAGGTAGTAATACTACAACCAGTTGGCTGACCACCGCAGGCATTAGGAAGACTTTGTTGATTTTCCAATGTCGTTCCACTCTGCCATTCATAAAGATTAAGATAACTTGGATTACTTGGTAGGATTCCCGGTGGTGAGAGCAATGTTGAATAAGTCATTGCAGAGAATGTCAATACTGTTTGTCCTGCAGGAAGTAAATAACCTACAGTACTTCTGCCATCCCATGTCGTTATACCTTTATCAACTATCTTGGAATAACTGCTGACATAAACTCTCAAGTCTGATGGCAATGCCGAAGGTACACTTATTGTCAGTACATTCATTTCATTATGGAAGTGTGCCATAGGAGTACCAAATAGTACCCAATCCCAATCTGTTACGAATGGGCAACATACATCTAAGGTTACTGTAACACCACTCAGTATCGAGTAGTTACAAAATGCGTATTGTTTAGTTTGTGACATTATATTGTTATTGTTAAATCATTGGCGATTTCCGTAGCAATTTCTTCACTTAAAGTAGTTGCAAGGTCTTCTGAGATTATGTCTGTTGTTGTATCAATTATTGGCTGATTAAAGTTTCGTGCTTTTATTCCATTACGGTAAATGCTTTGTTGAATCAAGTATGCTACAGAATTGTAAGTCCCATTTCTTGGTGCAATACCTTTCTTCTTCATCCACTTTATCAAGTCTTCTGCAGGCACAAGTCTTGCATGTTTTGGTCTGCCATAAGCAACTGCTTGAAAGTAATCATTGGCTAAGAGAATAAACAAGTCGTTCTTATACACAAACTCAATTGACTTGTAAAGGTCAGACCTTTGAAGTTTGTATAATGCCAGGATTTTCTGTGTTGCTAAAGAAAGTTCCTGCAAGAGTGATTTAGTTATAGTTATTTCAACCATTATAATCTATCCATTGTTTCATTAAAGTGTGCAAGTGGGTCACATTCTCTGCCTACAATAAATTTCAAATCAACTCGTACTCCACATGCAATGTCAGAGTTTAGGTTTTTTACTGTTAAACCATCAGCAGTATTCACACTTAAATTCTTAATCTTCAACTTGAATACCTGTAATAAGATGTCAGCAATTGCTTCTGCTTGGCTTTGTTTATTAAGTTCATCCCATACATCATCTTGCTTTGGAAGCATAAGTACATCCATTGAAAATGTATAGACTTTATCTTTTGCCTCATAGGTAATCAGTATAGGAAACTCTATCCAAACTGCTGGGTAAATGTCTGAAGACTTTGATGCACTCATGTCCCAGGTATTCCCCACATGGAATGACTTGATGTCTTCTTCGTTAAGACAAATTTCTTTTATCCTATCCGTTAGTTCTTGTATGTTCATTGGATTGTTTTCTAATATAACACTTAAAGAATCTTGGTGTTTATTGTAACATTTTTATTTTTATTGCATTCGTGCTTACACATTACTTTTTCTTTTTGGCTTCTTCGAAAGCAAGTTCTTCAAGGTCTGCTTGAAGGTTTTCTTTGAGGATTTTGTAAGTGGCGAATTGAAATACTTCACCACATCTTTTTGCCATAACCATAGGTAGATTCGAAAAAGACCAATCTGCAATCTCGTAGGCGAAAACATACCAATTCGCTCCTTGGATTTCTTCATTGTATTTCGCAATTCTTGAATTTTGTGCAACAGTATGCTTTTTTGCACGTCTTGGGTTGAAGATAACCACCCAATGCTTTTGGCTGCGATTAAACTGGATAAAAAAAAAGCCTCAATGTCTTTAGCATCCGTCATTGGTATTGCTTCCATTAACTTCGACCTTTCTGTAAGATTGAAGTCATTAAGTGTTTCTCTGGACTTCTTACAATAAATAGCAATCAGTTTTGGCAATGCTCTGTAAGGTTCATCACGATGATTATATGTTGCAGTCTGAATACTTACAAAGTCTTCGAAATTCTGATTATTTAGGTCATCTTCACATGCATAGGTTTCACCATTAAACTGGAAACTTGTCTTTGCAATTGGTACATAAGGTTCACTGAGAAATGCCATGATTGATGTAATTTCCAATACTGCATCCCTTTGTTGTAGTCTCAAGTCTTTAACCGGAATTCCGGTATATGCACTGATAATTGCTATTATTGGAGCATCTTCAAGTAACTCCGATAATTCTGCTGACTTTATTAACATGCCTACTGTGACATCTTGCCAAGACTCTGGTATATTATAAAGTTTACCGTCAAATTTTATCTGCTTCATTTTCCTATTTTTATTAAACGATTAAATGTAATTTGGCTATTTGGATTATAATTCTTTACCTTTGATGTAACTTCACGTGGTTGTGCTGTCAACCATTGCCAAAGATTTCTACGTACTTTGCTTAATGCAATAAAAATTGAATCTTTAGTGACAATAGTTGTGCGAATACTGTCTTTGATGTTGATTAACTTAAAATCAATCCATTTATCCTTGTAGGAAGCAATCTTAGCCACTATCGTATCGTTAATGGTACTATCCCTCAAAACTGTATTGACATGATTAGTCGTTACACTATTGACATTCTGGACAGTTTCAACATTCTTTAGTTTAATGTCCATGTCCTTTAGTTGTTGTTTGATTTCCGGATACTGTTGCTTTACTTCTCCAACACTTAATTGAAGCACACGCATGTTTTCTTTATTCTCACCACGTAATTGCTCAAGTGCTGCCAAATAGTTATTCTCCATGCGTTTCATTTCGCCACGCCATAGTTTTGCACCAAAGTACAATCCAAGTCCAATTAATGCTAAGATGATTACCACATAGATAATCAGTTTTTTTGCTTTAAGAAATGCTAAAATTGTTGCTATCATAATTAAAAAGATTTAAATACTGTTGTGCCTGCTTGGTTTAAGAATTGCATTACTGAATAACTCAAACAATCCACTAAATCATCATGTACACTGAAAGGAAAACTTGCACATTCACTAAGTAGCATTTCCTGCCACCCCGAATCGTCTTGTACTAATATAACACGTTTGGCTGACAATGAAGGCTGTGCAGACTTAACCCTCTCAATTTTGTCCTTGGACTTTGGATGTAATTCCATTACACTATAATTTGTCAGTCGTTTCAACTCTTGAGTAATCGAAGGTCCTGAAGCCTTCATTTCTACCCACACCTTCTGCCAACCAAATTGCTGTCGTAATTCTTTTATTTTCTCAATCAAATCATTAAATTCCAACCAACCTCTACCTGCATGTCGAATGATTAAATTATTGCCATGCTTGGCAACTATAAGCCAGCCTGATGGGTCATTAGTGGTCTTCTTCGTAAAAGCACTATCAAGTACCAGTTGCCATTGAAGATTTAAAGGCAGTACTTCTGAGAGTTTCATATAAGTAAACCAACTTCTGCGAATCATGTCACCTTCCTCTGGTACAGGTCTTTGTAGCAGCTGCCCGGCATAAGGTGCTGGTCGCATAGTCGTGCGAAAATCTTCCATGACCTTTTGACTGAAACGACTTTGCCAAAAGAGTTTGTCAATATAATGAATTGCCAAGTCTGATGGATGCAAGTCTTGTGAGAGTATTGCAGGTATGCATATATGATAATACTTTAGTGGATTAGTACGCATCAAATAACCACTGATGTCGTTTTCATGGACTCTTTGTTGCAAACAGATTCTTATACTGACATCGGGGTTATTTAATCGTGAATACAATACATCAGTAAAACTTTCAATAGTATTCTTCAAGCCAATTGCTGACACATTGTCTGGACTTTGTATGTCATCGAGTAACATTATGTCACTTCCTGACCCTATAATTCCCGAATTTATCCCGAAACTTTCTCTACGACCACCGGAGTTATTCATGTAGTTTCCTTTGGCATGTTGGTCAAATCGTATCTGAAACAAGTTACCCCAACGTTGCTGAAACCATTCAGATTCAATAAGTATCTTGGATTGGTGTGTGAATTTAGTTGCAAGTGCATCAGTTGCACTCACTGAAATAATTGATAACGATGCTTGTTTAATGTGAATCCAAACCGGAAATATAATTGAAATCAAAATTGACTTACCACTTCTGAAAGGCAGGTTTATAATGAAGTCCCGGTCTTTTGGTTGTCCGTCAATGATTCTCTGCACTTCTGCCTGCAGAAGACCAGCAATATACTGAAAATGCCAATTATAATCCCACTTAACAGAAGGATAAAGAATACCCGTAGCCATTTTAAAAAACTCATAAAGACTTCTCTTACCGAGTTCGGCTTCCAACGTAACCAATAATTGTTTCTCATTTAATTCCGTTATTTGCATTTAATTTCCTCAGTCTTTTTTCTTCTCTCTTCTTATCTTCGATTACCTTGCGTTCCTTTACAGTTAAATAACCTTCCGGACGTAGTTTACGGACTTTATCATACTCAGTCTTACGATTACGATTGACTCTCTTAATTGGCAGAGTTGGCGTATCATCTAAGTCCCTTATAATTTCTTTACGATGTTGTGCTTTGGCTTTCAACTTTTTTTCAGTTGCGATTATTTCATCAATGTCAAAATTTTCTATCTTGTCCATAATGTCAGAAATTGTTATAATTTCTTTTACACCACGTTCACGAAAGATTGTGTCAACAACTGCCCGGAGTTTTGGTGTCATTGCTATTATCCAATAATAACTCTGAGTATCCCATTTCTTCGTAAGAAAACCATTGTCAATCCACCACTGGTCGTTATAATCCGTTAGATTACGCATCCTTTTTACCTTGCTTTATATTGTCAATTGCCTTCAGAAGTTCCTCAGTACTAATCTTTTCGAAATTCAAGTTTAAAGTATTTTGTTGAATAAGTGGTACGTCTTGGTGCAGTTTCAGTAATTTCTCTATTTGTTCTAATGCTTTTAACGATGCTCGTGGGTCTACGGTCTTCCATTCTTGAGCCAGGTCATAGTAGAATTCCAGGTGAGTAATGATGACAGATTCCCGGTCTGTTTTATAGTTGTCTTTGATGTATTGGTAAGCACGAGTAATTATTGCATCACAACTTCTTTGTGCAATGCCATACTTACTTGTGAGTTCATCAATAATATACCTGCGACTTTTAAAATTTAATAACATTGCAGCAACTTCAACCACACGTTGTTTGCTTACCAATACACTTACCGGCTTTTTTACCAATTGATTTTTCTTATTCATTGTCGTATTCATTTTCACTATGCAGATTCACATGCTGAATAAAACCAATCTGCTTTGGCTCTTGGATTGGTTTAAGTTTCAACCTAATGTCGATAATGTCGTATTCAAGGTGTTTAACACGTTTCTGCAAGTCCCGCAGTTTATCTTTTTTCGATAACGACTTTCGTCCGTGCTTTATGTGTACCGTTGGGACTTCTTGTCCTTTTCTTTTGACCATCTTTGTCAATTATTAAAGTTGTACCACTGTCATCACTTGCAAGATTATCTTTCTCCGACTTGGTTAAGAAATTCTTGATGTCATCATGGTCACGAGTAGCCAAGTCATCATTAGCACTTTCCTTGTGACTTTGTTGTTTAAGGTTTTCAATTGTACCAATACTATCTTCCAGTGGTGGTAGTATTGCATCGACTTTCTCTTGTCTTGTCATTGCATCATACTCGTCACGATAACTGAGCATCATGAAACGTTGGATTGCATTATGCTTAACTCTCATTGGTGTATCTGCTGATGCACCGGGTTGTATAATTGCAAAGGCTGCTGTTGCTTTGAGAGGATGTGTCAAACCTTTCTCAAGCATGTCGTAGATTTCTTTAATCTGATGTAATTCTTGTCTTGTCATTGGATTTATTGTATAATTTTTGATTGTTCTGCTAAGATTGCCCGATTTTTCGCATGCCATGCCTTGAGACTTTCACGGATTTGATTCAAGTTGCACCCGCATCCTGACCACGATTTACCAAAGACTTGTAAATACCATGCTTTATATTCACCTAAGTTATGTCGTAGGTCTTTTTGCAGTAATGCTTCGACTTTCTGTACTTTCTCCGTTAATTCCATAAGATTCATGTTAGTACTAATATAACACTCAAGATTGATTCTCAATTCTTTCTTAATGTTTTTGATTATGTTTGAGACTGTTGATTGGCTCATTGATGTTGCAATCGACAGTTGTTTATAATTAAGATGTTTGTGCTTCAACACATAATAAGTCTTGAATACCATCCGGTCTTTCTCTGAGAAGTACTTATCCACGTACTCGAATGCCATAGTATGTTTGAAGTTTACATCATTCTGCCTATCTACTTCCAACAATTCATCTTGCTGTTGTTGCAGAAGTTTTAACTCTGCTTCACTTTCATAGGTGTCATTAAATTCTGCCGGAAGATAATCAACCGGAGATAGTAAATCAACGCTATTCTTGGCATTACGAAAATGATTGGTCCTTGTGTTACCTATTGCTCTCTTGGTGTAACTTAGATAACTATTGCCTGAGTATCCACTAAAACTAATGGCTTTGTAGCACTTGATAAAGACATCATGAAGAATGTCCTCTGCGTATTCTTCCTTTCGGAATAGATTGACAAAGCCAAGTAGGTGTTTATAATTGCCGACAAAAAATTGATTAAATTCAAGTACTTTAGTATCACCAGTCATTTATAAAGTTAATTTTCTATAGAGTTCCACAAATACTATTGCCAATGGTGCTATAAATACTGCCTGTCCCAAAGTATAGTATTGCAATGCAACTACAAAACCGAGCCAAAAACTCAAACAATACGGACAATTAAGTAATTCCCGTAATTCATCCCAAAGCAATACGATTGGCATTACCCACCATTTCCACTGTCTTGGATGTTGTAATTCTCCAAGACCGCATAGTGTTTTTATTTTTTGCACAACAGTACTTTGGTATGCTATGAAACATGCCAATACTGCTGCACCTATTAATTGAAGTAACATTAGTATCATAGTATTTCGATTGTTGCTTGCTGTCCTTTTAACAAAATAACCAATTGTCGTACATACGTCAAGCAATTGGTTAGGTGTCCTTTGGTTTTATTTTCTCCAAGAAGTACACAGCCTTCTGTGTCATTTTCATCAATCCCACCATGAATAAGAATTCCTTCAAAGCAAGGCACGTTGATGATGTGTGGATAATAGTCTTGGTGTTTATCCCACCAAAGTATTTCTACCTTGTACAAGCCTTCCGGAATGGCTGTACGGGCATAAATCTTCTGTGAGCAATCACCAGATACAATTCTGCAAGTATCCTCTAAGGTGTCACAGAAGTATTTGTCATTGATGTAAAGGTGTCCGATTGTATAAGTTGGACCACGATAAACCCTACGTAGTTTTAGTTTCATTCTTGAGTATTTTAAACAAGTCCTCAATTGGTAGACATGCATAAATACTTGAATGATTACGATGAAATACCAAGAGAGGTATATTATTTTTTGCATTGCTTTCTGCCTGTTTCATGGCTGACCAGACATTCAATGCTTGTTGGTTTTTTGCTTCAATTGAAAATGGAAATACTTTTTGTGCTTTTGGACTTAGTAGTACATCTACACCTGCTGCTCCCATTGACCTTGATGTAACATCATCTTCTTGTAACTCCGGAAATTCTTGAAGAATCATGTCACGGATTCGTTGTTGGAGTAAACGACCTTTGGCTTTGGCTGATTGTGGTTTCATCATGCAAAGATAGTCAATTGGAATGAGAATGTCAAGAAAAAATAAAGCCAATGTATGGTGGCATTGGCTTTAAAGGAAATCTCCGGTGTGGTTGGAGTTGCACTTTCTATCTCTCAGACAACTCTGCAATGTATACTTGCCATGTCCTACCTTTCAAAACTACTCCCAGTTGGATGATGCTTGTCACACCACTTGAGGATTACTCAACTCAATTTTACCGGAGATTATACACATTATACGTTTGAGATTGGATAATGTTACATAAAACATCAATTATTTTTTTCAAATCTTGGTATTGGTTTATCATTAGCATAATAACTTGGAGTTGCACGGTCATTTTTCAACTTGAATGGACTTGACAAATCAGCATACTTTTTTACCTCTGCTTGGAGTGCTTTAACACCAATTGGTTTTGGGTCAGCATCTAAATCCTTGTCTTTCCATTTCAATCTCTCGGCTTTACGTTCTTCATGCTTTGGGTTTGTGAATACATCACACATCTTACCGTATTTCTTAACGGCTTTCTTTAATTGTTTATTCATTGAATGTTATATTAGATTTTCTCATTGCTATTACTTGTTTCATAATGTCCGATACTTCTACGACATCCGGGTCAATCATCTTGGATTCCATTTCTGCTAAATCAACACCTATAAAAACTTCACCTGTCCATTGGAAGTACGGATTATCAATTGGAGTTAAGATTGGTACTTTAATCTTATTTGGAGTATTAGGTGTAACGAGTTTAAATTCTTTCTTCTCAACCAATGCATCTATCCACATCCTTGCCATTGACTTGGTAAGATGATAACAAGACTTTTCATAACCATCCATAAGTACATACCTATTGAATGCACTTGCATAACCATTCTTCTTACAAAGCAATTCTAAGAAGTTACACTGACTTGGTGTCATACCATAATCATAAACTTCTTTTTCATTGAGATTGATAATTTCAATTATAACCATTGGAATTGGATTAATCAAATTCAATAACATCAGAATTAAAATCTTTGCTTGCTGAATCAGTTAGTTGTTTTTGCAAGTTGCTTGCTGGCACAGTGAGCACTTGCTTACTGATACTGTTAGAGTCTGCTTGCTGACTCGGTACTATACTATCCTTTACTATACTGTCCACTACGATACTTTTCTCTACACTACTATCCAATCCGTTACTATCCGGTACAATACTCTTAGCAAGTCGTTTGCTTGCTTTAGCAGCAAGTGCTTTCTTACTACGTTCAATACGTTCTTCCGCAGTCATACTTGCTGCACTTGCCTTACCACCATTACTTGGATTAAGTGTAGATACTTTCTTAATATAGGCACTGACACCATTTTCCAACTCTTGTGAGTAGAAATAATCATCAACAATTTCAAAATAACTCCTTACTATGTCAGTAAGCACTTCCTCACTGATACGTAACTCGTATGCTAACTGACTCAGTTTGCTTAACGGAAGAATTCTATCCGGTGCATTGGCAAGTATTTGCATGATGGCTAAGTATAATCCATAACCTGCCCATTGGTACTTCTGTCGTACCGAAAGTGCCTCTACACTATTATAGTGTGAGATACTAATCTGAAAATAATTTGGTTTTAACATAATTTCAAGTTTTAAATTTCGTGCAAGATACGGACTATTTTTCTTATATGCAAATAAATTAATCTTTATTTTTGTTTGCTAATTAAAATTATCCTTCGTATATTTGCAGAAACAAATTCAGAAATTATGGTAAACAATCAAATTTATTGCGAAACATGTTGTCAGCCAATTGTTGATTACAAAGTAACCTTGACTAAGAGAAATCTTATATGGTTAATGGCACTTGGTCATATAGGTAAGTATGACAAAGCCAATGAAAACAACTGGGTCAACTATAGAGAAGTGCAGGATTTAGTTGCCAAGCACTTTGGTAAATGGGTTGACGGTAAATGGAAACCGATGTTATTAACTGCATACGGTTGCATGTCTGATAATCCTTGGTGGTTAATCGAAAATCATAATGAATCAAAACAGAAGTTCCGTAGTAAAGGTGACTGGAGATTAACTCAAGCCGGAATACAATTCTTACGTAATGAGATTCAAGTACCGGAAATGGCTTGGTTTAGACATGACGGTTGCTACAAGACTTCACGTATGGTATATGCACGTGAATTAAAAGGTGTAAACTTTCAAGAATTAACCGACTTATTCAATTCATTCTAATGAGAAAACCACCAGCAAATCATCAATCGTGGATTAGTCTATATGACTATTTACAAAAAGACCGCTTGGGATTCCAAGAGACAATGCATGTACTTTACGCAGTTGAAATACAAGCACATCAAGATGGAAAGCCTTGCAAAGCAAATAAACTCTTACATAAACTCGCAATCAATGAGTAAATCCTCAGAAATGTTCATGGCTACAAGAATAGCCGAAATGCAACCGGATGAATACTTCCAATGGTTGACTTCACAAGAAGCACTTGAAGAAATGCTTGTCGGTGATAAGCCAACATTAACAGACCTTGACAATCTCTTTACTTGTGCAGACGATGACTAAGCCAATCATAAATATACTCTGTCGCACTCACAATCGAGAAGACATGTTCAAGGTCTGTTATCAATCAGTCATGAAACAATCCTATCCAAACTTTGCTTTTATAGTTGGTAGTGATGTACCATGCGAGTATTATCGTTTTGCCAGACCACTGAAACTTGAGACCAGACCGGATAATTTGGTTGTTCCACAAGGACATTATTATGCGCCACACAACTTATTACTTAATGATTTGGCTAATAGTTGCACTCAAGAATGGTGTCTTGCAATTGATGACGATGATGCTTTTGTTGATGAAAATAGTCTACAGACAATTGTTGATAACATTGACCATGAAGACCAACTACTTATCTGGAAAGTACAGATACTTCCAAATTGGAGTGTGCCTTCACATAGTTTTGGCAAAGCAATTACTGCCTGTGATTTTAGTGGCATAGGATTTATGTATCATTCAAAACACAATCCTGTAGATTGGGGGAGATTTTCAATGGGAGATTATCGTGTAGGAAAACAACTTGAAGCAAAAGGTCTGGAATTAAAATGGATTGATAAAGTATTAACTAAAACTCAGAAAGGACCACATGGAAATAATTATGGACTCTAATGAAAGATTTAACATAAAATTTTTAGAATCTGTTGAAACTATTGAAGCAGGAAGAATGTATCTTGTAAGAGATAATTTTGATAGAGAATTTTATGCTGTATTTTATGATGAGGAAGCAATAAAAAAAATTAATAAACAATTAAAAGAAAATGACAGTAAATAACACACTTGAAATGAGAATTTTGCTTGAGGCACTTGAATTACATTTCAGCATTGAAGGTGATTACTTAACCTTAAATTGCAGTAAAAATGAATTAGTATATGCCATAAACTCAGCAGGTGAAGACATACAATACATCTATGGCTTGACCAGAGAATGGAAGAAATTAACACAGTTATACCAATGAAAGTTGACATCTATTGTGCATGTATCTGGCGACATGGCTTCGAAGTTCAGACAATCAACAGTCTGAGATTTCAGCCAGAATTTGGCACTGCTACATTGACATTGAATAACTATACTGAAGACCAATTTGAGTATGTTCAACGAGAATTAAGTAGTGATGATAGGATTACTATCTATCGTGGTGACAATGCTAAAGGAAGTAATTCCAAGTTACAATACTTAGCCGATGGCAAAAATCCTTATATTTGTCTCGTTGATAATGACATTCTATACCCACCAGATTTTCTTGCCTATCTTATCAGAGGTTGTGAGGATTTTCAAGCAATGGTTTCATTGCACGGAGTAGTGCTTAATCAAGGTTTGATTCAATCTTATTATCGTGACCGGACAGTCTTTCGTGGACTTAAAGAAGTCATAGGTAACATTGAAGTTGACATTGCATCTAACTGCGGAAGTCTCTGGAAACGTGAATGGTTTAAGGATTATTCAGAATGGTACAATCAATGTGGTAATGTTTCAATGGATGATTTATATGTCAGTTACAACATGAAAAAGGCAGGTATTAAAAGAGTTGTTCTTGCACATGAAGAAGGTTACATCCGACATAAAGAGCAACTTCCTGATGAATACTATGTTTTTAATGAATACGCCTTAAAACCAAACGCAGACATTATACAAACCACTTTTATTATTTACGGCTTCAAACAATTAAAATAATGGAAATCTGGAAAGACATTGAAGAGTATGAGGGTCGTTATCAAATTAACGAATGTGGTGAAGTAAAATCACTTGCTAAATTTAGAAATAATGCTAAAGTTACTTATTTACAACCAGAAAGAATTCTTACTAATAATGTAGATACTAATGGTTATCTTTCAACCAAATTATCAAAAGATAAAGTTGCAAGACGATTTAGAATTCATGTAATGGTAGCAAAAGCATTTATACCTAATCCACTTAATTTACCAGAGGTTAATCATAAAGATGGTATTAAAACAAATTGTTGTGTTGATAATCTTGAATGGTGTACTTCAAAAGAGAATAAACAACATGCATTTCGTACTGGTTTAATGAATGCTAATCATCTTCATAAACTATCAACTCAACAAGTAAAAGAAATACGTTCATCAATAGGTAAAACATCACGTAAAGAATTTGCAATAAAATTTGGCGTATGCAGAGAAACAATTGATGGCGTAATAAATAATAGAAATTATAAAAAAGAAACTTATGGAAACATTTAATTTAGCAGAATACTGGAATTCAAGGTATGTAAATGGGGGGTCGTCCGGAGCAGGCAGTTATGGTCAAGAAGCACTTATGAAAGCAACAATAATAAATCATTGGGTACAACAATTTGGCATTCGTACAATTTCGGAATTTGGTTGTGGGGATGGTGCAAATCTACTGATGTATAAAATACCCATTGCTTATAGTGGTTATGACATTAGTCCAAAAGCAATTGAAATTTGCAAGGAAAAGACCCGTAAAATACCAAATAGTCTCAAGTATGAATTTACTTCTGACTTAAAGAATTTAGAATTATCGTCACACTTGATGTTATGTCTTGACGTGTGGTTTCATCAAACCTCTGATAAGGATTTCTTGGACATGTGTGATTTGCTGTTCAACAAGTTCTGTGGTAAATACATTATCATTTATAGTACAGATACTAATAGTCAGTTTACTACTGATGGCTTGCCTTTAGCACCACACATGCATCCACGTGAAGTATTGTCAAAAATTCAAGAGTTCCCAAACTGGGAAGTTATTTATTGGATTTCCGGCATACAAGTTAATTATTGGATTTCCGGCATACAAGTTAATGAAAATGGTAAAGTTACTGACGTACAATTCCCAAGTGAAAAAAGATTTTATTTACTCAGACGTAAAGCCTTGGAAGTTCCAAAGGAATAAACTATATTTGTACTGGTGATTCATTTTTTTAGGTTTTGGTTTTAAAAAAAGACCGTGGTATTGTGCCACGGTCTTTTCGTTTTTATCTGCCATACATCCAGTCATCATCACAACATGGTGATTTTTTTGGAGTACGTCTACCGAATCCTAAATATAAACTGCTGCCACGATTCGATTCAACAGGTGTGTCATCACTGCGGAAAAGTGGGAATTTTTGATACTTGTCTTTAATTAGATAATCGTTAAGGCGTTGACAATAAAAATCTTTTAAGTTCTGCACTCTCGATACATATATGTTAAATTCTTCCGGGGTAACAGCAACATTGTCAGGTGAGGCTAAAGTCTGAATTCCGGCTCTTTGAGTACGGTAATTTAAGAATGGTGCTGCACTATACCATGCTCCAAAACAAACGGCAGGTATGATGTATTCCTCATATAGAAATCCACTATCTCCGGTTAATGCTTGGTTATCATAACGACTTACTATGTCATCATATAAAGCCGTACCAAGCACTGGTGCAACATATAATTGCTGGCTTATAAGCAAGTGATTCTCGATAAGTTCCGGGTCAATGTTCTGACTCAAACTTGTCAATTTTTTTGCTTGTTCTGTGTTTACGATTGTACTTTCCATTATACTGCCGGAATAGTGTTAGTCGGTGCGACATTATTTACACTTGAGTCGATTTCCGGTAAACCATAAAGCATTTCACGGATTTCATTAACTGTCAAAACTCCATTATCTTTTGGCTGAGTAATCTTAGGCATTTCAGTTATTACAATTACTGGTGGTAATTCGTTTATTTCCATAATACGATTTATTCCATCAACAATTATTTGCTTATAACCTTCTGTTACCAATGAGTTGAAACTTGCCAAAGTTGTTATGAGTTTGTTTGCATCACCACCAAGGTCTGCTCCACTGCCTTTATTGTCTGCTCCCGCCAACATGGGGTATGATTGATGTGCTGTGACTATTTGCTGAAAACTCTGTTGTGCAAGGATGTCCCACATTTTATCCTGGTCGTCCGGACTGAATTTCTCGAATTCTCCTTTACCATTAGTCATGTCATCGGTGTACTGTAAAAGTAATTTCATACCAGTTCCACCTTTGTAAATGCGTTCTATCTGTTGTGCATTTTCTTCAATTTGCTCTGGTGACATACCGTTCTTTGGAATAGTCAACATACCACCTAAGAAGAAATTTGATTTGATGTTATTCAAGTGAAAGTCTGAAATTTCTCTTGAAACCAGTATCCAATTTATTGCTGACGTATAACTTGGTACTGCGTAGGGTGTGTAACTGTAGTCTTTCAAGTATAGTAATTGTACTGGGTGCTTTTGATAGTCGGTTGGGTCAAAGAGTCTAATCTTAACCATGTCTTTAACACCTTTATTTACACGACTATTCTGAATTATACTCCATTGCTGTGAAATATAACCGTATTCGAATCGTCCGTATTTATTCTGTTTACCAAGTCTGAAATTCTGCATTGGCACATGATAGCATTCTGCTATTTTTCCTTCACGATTGAATACTACTTGTAGCACACAGCCATTGAATAACGCAAAGTCTTTAGCCAAACGAGCATAAACTACTTTGAGGTTTTCTCCGGCTTTATTACGTTTTGCAATGAATGGGTCAACTTTGCTTTCATCATTGTTGTCTTCTGCTTGGAGATTATTTCCAAGTATTAAGTTTGCCTTTAAATTCACCAAGTTTTGATGTGCTCCTGCACCGTTGGTGTAAAGGTCGATACATAAATCAAAGAAACCATTATCTGTTTTATTACCATAAATTCCTGCGTGATAAGCCATATAACCACTGGTCTCTTGTACCTGCTGGTCGGGGTTAATCACTCTCAAGAAATTTTCTTTGTTAATAACAACAGTTCTAAAGGTTACAGTTGATTCTTTTGTTTTTTCTGTCATGTTGTTGTTTTACTAATATAACACTTATTCTTTATTTTCGTTGGGTTTTGCTATGATGTTACGCCTTTCCCATGTTCTTAAACCAAGTAGTACTGCAATGAATGTCAGAGTTTCGAAGAAGAAATCTGCCTTCATAGTGAAGACCGCCAAATATATTGCAAGACAAGTGAAAATAACCACCAATGCCTTTTTAATTGAGTATTCGCAATTGTCTTGCAAGAAGCACAGGAAGAATTTATGTAGTCTTTTTAACCAATTGTCTTTCATTATTTTTTAATTTATTTTCAACATCTTTTATTCTTTTATCATGTGCAAGTAATTCTTTGTGTATTACTAACAAGTCCAAGTTAATGCTTTTGATGTCTAATTTTAATTCCTTCATTTCAATACGAATTTCTTTGACATCTCTTTTAATCTCCAACATGGCTTCCATTAAAGTATCCATTTTCTGGTTGAAAGTCTTATGAGTGTCAATCAGTATTTCAGCAAGAAATCTTTGTGTCTCAGTTATTTTTGAAGATACATCAGATTTCATATAGCCAAGTACACCATCAAATTCTCTTTTAAGAAATTGTCTGTCATCTGATGAAAATGTTACACCACTCAAAGCCTTTTCACTCATGGTTGGATTACTGATTAATTCCTGTACTGTCTTTTTTGCTGTCATTGTGTTTGATTACTATTATATTGAAATTATGTTTTGTCGTATCAACTACTTTTTTTTTAATTCTTGTACAAAATTATCAAGGTCTTCCTTCGTAGCCAAACGATTATTTCTTATAAAATTTTCAACTGCATTAGTTAAGTTTTGTTGATTTCTATTGAGTTTATCCATGTTTGATTGTAATACCTGCAAACCATTTAATTTAAGCAAAATAGTATCTACAATAATTCTATCGTCTTTTTGATTCTTAATTACTATCTCAACCTTATCACTGACAACTACAGCACTACTGTCTTTCTTTGTGAAATAAGCACTCACAAGCCAAATACTTGCAGCAAAGCCAAAGACTGCTGAAAATGTCACAATGGCTTTAAATGCCTTTTTAAATACTGTATTACCTGTTGTTGCGTTCATTGCTCATTAGAGTTTATCTGTGTTTCTCTCAATCCATTCACGGATGTTCTGAGTTATTTTTTGCTTTGTCTGTAGTTGCCAAACTTCGTTGACAACTTGTCGTTGTTGTTTTGTTAGTCTCATAATTAAACTGATACTATTGAAATGTTCGTATTATATTTTGTTAAGTTGTAACCATTAGTATGTTTATCATTTATTCCATTACTGCCATTCAAGGCATCACAATCATACCAAGCAGTTAAATTTGTTTTTTGTCCGGAAGTCAAGTTTGCATAACTAAGTCCTGCACCACCATTCCAAACCGCAATAATTTCACTTGGAGTTAATGCACGATTCCAATAACCTAAAGCATTTATATGACTTCTATAAGTTGCTTGTACACCACGTCCTCTACCACAACCTACATAAAAATTTACTGGTGCACCACCATCACGCATACCATTAGTATTGGTACTACCAGTATATGCATTGATTAATGTTGACGTAGTATAAACTTTACGAAAAACCAATCCAGTTGCTTTATTTCTGCTTATACCGAAGAATAACCATTGTTGGTTATGATTTTCATAAAAGTATGCATTAGCACCAAACATGTCAGTTGTATTACTATCATAAACTGTTGTACCAAATTGATAAGGTGATGGTGGATTATAAGCAAAAGTATATGTAAAT